GCTGGTTCAGACGCCGGGATTTTCATCCTACCCGCAGGTGTACGCCTCCGATTTGTCCACCGCGGTCGCTGGGGTCTCAGCGGGGTCGATGTATGTGTGGCCGCCGGCCTCGGGGGGTTATGCGGTACTCGGGCGGTATTTCCGGCTCATGCCGGACATCACCAACCCCGCGAGTTCTACCACGGTGCCGTGGTTCACAAACACGAACGTCCTGATCCGCGGCGTGGCCGGGCTTCTCATGACGCTGACCGGCGATCAACGTGCGCCCGAGTTCCTGGGGGACGATGACGAGCGCTACCCATTAGGGGTGGGCACGATCCTGAAAGCCTACCTGCGAAACAAGGAAGACCGTGAAGGGGCGGTGCATACGGTCGGGCTTGACCGGCGCCGGTTCGGGCGCAACTTCGACCTGCTGAAAAATACCAAGACGATCGGCTGGTGAGCGATGACCTCGCCGCTTCCCGGTATCCCCATCGTATGGAGTCCTCACGGGGCTTCAGACACGCTGGACGCGTCGACGGCCTTTCCCGGTGCCATGTACCGGCTTACCAATCTCATACCGGATCCCACGACGCGGAACCTATGGCAGTGTCGGCCCGCGGCTACGTTGATAACCGATCTCGCCGCCCACGGGTTCGCCGGAGCGGCGTTCATCTCGTGCTGGCTTAATGTCGGCACGCGCATCTACGGCATGGTGTCGACGACGCGAAACGCCGGTCGCGATGAACCCTTTTGCTACGACTACCCGACGAACGCGTTCATCGCCATTTCAGGGGTGACGGCGGCCAACAGCCCGATCAGTCCACCTACGTTCGGCCCTTGGAACCCGCCGCATATGGAGTTGGTAGGTTCGCAGATCATTGTGACACACCCCGGTTTCTCAGGGGCGGCCAATGCGTTTTTCGGGGTCATCAACGTCCTCAATCCGGCTACGCCGAGCTGGACCGCAACAAACACCGCCCCGACCGCCCTGATATTCCCGCCGCAGTGGTGCAGTAATTTCAACGGGCGCTGTTACTTTCTGGTCAACCCGCCCCAGCAGCAGCCCGCGGCCTATTTCTCCGACGTGCTTAACCCGACCGTCATAACGAACGCCAGTCAGATTTTGACGTTCGACGACAACACGCCTCTGACGTGCGCAGCGGGGCTGTCTCTGAATAACCAGCTTGGCGGGGTTATCCAAGCGTTAATGGTGTTCAAAGGTGTTTCGAATATCTACCAGATATCCGGTGACTTCGCGCTCGGCAATTTGTCGAAGAACAGCCTAAACGTGGCGACTGGAACATTCGCGCCCAACTCGATCGTGTCGAGCGAAAAGGGTCTCATGTTCATGGCCCCGGACGGCGTTCGCACCATAGACTTCAACGCCAACGTAAGCGACCCCATCGGAAAGGACGGCGATGGCATTACTGTGCCGTTCTTTTTTGCCCTCAATCCCTCACGCACCTGCGCTGCGTTCAACGGCGGTGTGTATCGGGTGCAGGTAGAGAACGGCGATTTGCTTCCGACGTTGCTTGGTAGTCCTTTTTCGTCTGGCTTTTCGTCTGGATTTGGCCCTCTCGCGGCGGCTGATCCGAATTTCACTCGGCAGCAAGAGTGGTGGTATGACACGGTTAGGCAATGCTGGTCCGGCCCACATACCACGGGGCTGTCGCTAGCCATACCCTATCAGAACACGTTTTTCATCACCATTCAGGGGGCCGGGGCCAAGATTTTCAGAAGCGACCAAGTGCAGTCCAACATCAGCACATTCACTGAGAATGGCACGGCGCTAACATTCACTTGGGCGACGTCAATGCTTCCTGATACGGACCAGATGGGGGAAATCTGCGTCATTCAGCAGACGATCCACATGGCTCTTGCCGCTGGACAACTGGTGTTGTGTTCCGCGATTAATCAGGACGGCGACGTATTCGACAGCGTAACTATATCAGCTTCGGGGCAGCCTACGAATTGGAACCAGTTCAATTGGAACCAAGCCGATTGGAATGGTTCGACTGCAGGAAATTCCCTATACCCGCGCCGTCTATCCTGGCACTTTCCGCTTGTTTTTAGGCGGGTTCAGATATTGGCTTCTGGGAATTCGGCTTCGGGGTTAAAGATCGGGCGCATGCACATGCGCTACGAAGTCCTAAACTATCTACAGCAGGCGGCATCATGAGAAAATTTCTGCTAGCATTTGTCGCATGGTTGTGGGTGGGTACGGCTTGGGCGGGCGTATCTTGCTCTGTGCCGTTTACGTTCGTCCCCGGTGCCCTGGCGGACGCCAACCAAGTCAACGCCAATTATGCCGCGATCATCGCGTGTCTGTTGAATGCGGCCGGCGCCGGAGCCAACAACGACATCACCGCCCTCAATGCGCTGACGACGCCGATCACGCCCGCTCAAGGGGGGTCGCTGAACTATCTCGGTGGGACGTCGACAGGAACCAATACGGTAGCAGTGACCACGACGCAGCCGCTGTCGGGTTTTGCCCTCACCCGCGGGTACAGCGTCTTGTTCACGGCGCTCAACACCAACACGGGTGCGACTACCTTAAACGTCAATACGCTAGGCGCTATTAATCTGTTTCGCACGTCCCCCAGCGGACCGCAGGCGCTGACAGGGGGAGAGATCATCGCGGGCGATCTCGTGTGGGCCGTCTACGACGGTACGCAATTTCAGTTGATCAACAGCGGGGCGCAGTACGGCGGATTTGGCCCTTTGGTGTCCCTCACGTCGGCGACAACGACCGATCTCGGCACGGTCCCGACCCACAACGTCAACATTACGGGTACGACCACGATCACTGCTTTCGGGTCGACTGCGAGCACGACGTTCCCCGTATACAACCTGACGTTCTCCGGGGCGCTTCTGCTGACCTACAACGCGACGAGCCTGATCCTGCCGAGCACGGCCAGCATCACGACAGCGGCGAACGACACAGCGACCGCGCTGTACCTCGGTTCCGGCAATTGGCAGATCATGGACTATCGCCGGGCGAATGGAACGTCCGTGGTGAGCCCAACGCCGCTGTGCGGTTTCAGCGGGCTGTATGTCCATAACGACTCTAGCCAATCGACGATAACGTGGATTTGGGATTCATCGGTGCTGGTGAACGCAACGGGTAACGTCCCGGTGTTCTCCACCGGAAAAACCGGAACAGTCAACATCACCACCGGCACCAGCGGCACGAGCACCGCTGGGGGTATGGACGGCACAGCCCCCGCCATCAATTCTTTCGTGTACTTGTACGCTATTTACAACGGCACGGCATGGAACGTAGTCGGAAGCAACGTAGTTCCGGCTAGTTTCACGACGCGTCCTACGGGGTACGATTGGGTTTGCTACATGGGGGCTATAAAAGTAGATAGCTCCGTGCACCTGTACGGCACCATTCTACGGGGGGCAGAAGGGCAGTATGTTGTGGGAGGCCCCGGCAACACTGTGCTGCCCTCGATCGCCAACGGTATAAACGGGAGCGCGAACTGCACGACGGCAAGTCCAACGCCTACGCTGTTCACGGTGCGGGGCTCTGCGGGGGCGGGGGTGTGGATACCCGCCAACGCGACCAAAGGATTTTACGTCGTCAACACCAACTTCGCCAACGGTGGAGCGGGTACAGTGTGGCTGGCTCCTAACGCGTCGTATGGCGGCGGCATCGGCGCCGCGTTTGTCAGTCCGCCCCCCATCACAGTGCAGGCTGCGTCAACGGCTGCAATGGGCAGCATGATGTTTGAGGCCAACACGATCGCGTACTGCGCCAACAACGCTCAGGGGCAGGCGCAAGTGTTGGGCTGGAAAGACCAAGTGAACGCGAATTGAGATTTGGAACCCGGTGTGCTAGAACACATCGACAACAAGGGAGCAGGTACTATGAAGCTTCGCAAGATTGGTGCCGCTCTCGCGGCTGTTGCGGTGTCTGGGGCAATCGCCTACGGGGTTACGGTGCCGCTCGTGACGGGGCCGCAAGACCCCGGCAACATGAACGCCACGATTAACGGCGTCGTCCAATCGATGCAGAACAACGTGTCCGGGCTGTATGGTCCGGTCGGTGGTCTACCCGCGGCAACCACCGGTACGACGATTCAGACGTTAGGCACCGTCAATCTGCCGGCCAATCTTCTTGCCACCGCGGGGCAAGGGGTTCGGGTCCGCTGCTGGGGCGCGGGCACCGCGACCGGAACGAATACGATGACTGCGCAATTCGGGACGCAGACGGCGTTTGCCGTAGCTGGGGCCGGAACGACCGCAGGTGTGTTCGACATCACCGTGGACGTGATCAAGACTGGGGCGTCCACGCAGCAGCTTTTGTCGAAGGGCACGTTCAACGTTACGTTGACGACCCCGGTCAACACGGCGGGGACGCAGACCGATACGGCGGCCATACCCATCATATGTTCGGGGACGTCAACCACATCGACCAACTTCACGCTCGACGGCATG